ATTCAATGGTACAAGCTTCGACATATGAAAATGAAAGTTTTTTGCCTGAAGACTATATTCCTTCATTAATAGAAACCTACCCGCAAGAACTGATTAGCGCATACTTAAACGGGCAATTTGTAAACCTAACAAGCGGAACTATATACAAGTCTTTTGATCGCATAACGTGCAATAGTGCCGAAACTATACAAGGCGCTGAGCCATTATACATTGGTCAGGATTTCAACGTAGGCGCAATGGCTTCAGTTATCCATGTAAAACGAGGTGATGAATTTCACGCTGTTGGCGAGTTATTCGGATTACTAGACACCCCGCATTTAATAGAGATATTAAAAGAAAAATACCCAGATAATAAGATTTTTATTTATCCAGACTCTAGCGGCAAAAATAGAAAGTCAAACAACGCAAGCGAATCAGATATAAGCTTATTAAAACAGGCTGGTTTTTCGGTTAGGGTTAAAGATATTAACCCGTTTGTACGCGATAGAGTGCTGGCTATGAATAAAGCACTTGAGCATGGTAAACTAAGAGTTAATACGGCTTTATGTCCTGAATATACCGAATGCCTAGAGCAACAGGCATACGATAAAAACGGGGAGCCGGATAAAAACGCGGGTTTTGACCATATGAACGACGCCGGGGGCTATCTCATAGCATACGAAATGCCAGTGATAAAACCGCTTACAAACATAGATTTTAAATTTACGGTTTAAAGTATGCCAGTATCAACACACGCAAAAGAATATGATATCAAAGCCCCACAATGGAAGCAGGTTGATGATTGTATAAATGATTTAGTCAAAGCAGCAAAGACTGAATACTTACCAAAGCCAAACGCTAACGACAACACAGCCGACAATAACACCCGTTACAACCAATACGTTACTCGCGCTTATTTTATGAACGTTGTTAAGCGTACTCACGACGGATTTATGGGTGCAGTATATCGGAAAAACCCTGAAATAGAATTGCCTCCACAGCTTGAATACATCGAAAAAATGGCGAGCCTTGATGGTTTAACATTAAACCAATTCTCCAAAGATGTTTTATCAAACACAATGAACGCAGGACGCGGGGCCATCCTGGTAGACTTTCCACTATCAGACGGCGGCACAATGGCTCAAACGGAAGGCTTAAACGCTTATTTTGTCAGCTACAAAGCTGAATCCATAATTAATTGGAAAGCGGAAGCCGGAGTATTAACGCTTGTCGTCATTGCTGAGACTTACGAAAAGCCTATAGACGATTTCCAGAGTGAGACTAAAAAGCAATATAGAGTTTTACGCTTGATTGACGGTGTTTATGTGCAAGAGATTTGGCGCGATGAAAAGCCATACAGTAGCTACACAATCACAGATTTTCAGGGTAGACCGCTTACTTATATTCCGTTTACGTTTGTAGGTACGGTTAACAATGATACTAAAATTGACCCCTCTTTGCTTTATTCGATTTCAGAAATAAACATTAGCCACTATAGAAATAGCGCAGACCTTGAAGAAAATAGTTTTATTCACGGCCAGTTAACGCTTGGCATTAGCTCTAAAATGTCAGTCGATGATTTCGAGAAAGCAAACCCGCAAGGCGTCGCGGTTGGTTCTATGGCTGGACACTTCTTGGGTGAAGGCGGTAGTTTTACATCTGTACAGGCTAACCCCAACTCCCTATGCGCTAACCTTATGAAAGACAAGCAGCAACAAATGGCGGAGATAGGCGCACAGTTAATAACACAGTCAGGCGGTACAAAATCAATCGAGCAGGTAGTTATCGAGAACAGCTCAGATATTGCGAGCTTATCAAATACAGCAAGAAACGTATCTGCAGCAATTGTGCAGGCTTTAGAGTGGGCTGGTGTCTTTATGGGTGTTTCTGAGTCCGAAACGCCAGTATTTGAACTAAATCAAGAGTTTTATGATTCTACTGTTACACCGCAAGAGGTAATAGCAGCAATTCAGTTATACGACCGTGGCAGAATGGCAGAGAAAGACCTTCACACGCTTTTACAAAAAGCCAAATATATATCTGAAAACAGAACGCTAGAAGATGTAAACAACGAGGCGAGCGAGCAAAACCCGCTTATCTAAATGAGCGCTAATTCCTATGCTATCGACGTAACTACCCGAAACGCTGTTTTTTTGCAGCGCTTGGGCGGTGGTGAGTTTAACAAGGTAAACGCGATACTTTCCAAAATGGAAAGAGAGATAAACGGCGCTATTTCTTCAGCTTCAGAGGGTGATTTTAACAGCGGGCAATTATTGTCTGATGTTCAAGACATTACTAGCGAGCGATTACAGGAAGTCAACGAATCGGTTAGAGAGTCAGCTATCAGCACAGCGGCTTATACCTCATCGTTTGAAACAAGGCTATTGAAAGAGCTTTCACGCGTAATGCCTAATGAGCCAGACCCTTCATTAATTGCTGGGCGGTTATTTTCTACAGCTTTAGAAGATAAGCCAGGCAATACAAACATAACGCTTAATGATGCTATTAATCAATATGGTACTAAAAAGGCTGCAGCGTTTAAGCAGATTGTTTCTGATGGGATTTTGGCCGGCCAAGCCTCGCCAGAATTAACGGCGCAAGTCTCAGAGGCTATGAACCTAACCCGAAGGCAGGCTGAGACATTAGTTAGAACCGTAACTAATAGCGCAGCACAAACAGGCAGGGCCGAAGCCTTTCAGCAAAATGCGGACATTCTCGAAGGTATGGAAGTTGTTGCGGTCCTCGATTCCCGTACCACTCGCTATTGTTCACAAATTGACGGCGAAATATTACCGCTTGATGCGGCTAAACCTCCCTACCATTGGGGATGCCGTACTCAGTTGGTGCCTGTTATTAAGCAGCAATATACAGAGCCAAATATTCAAAAGGGCGAAAAGAAAACAGAAACCGGCGAGATTTCACCTAACACAAGCTATCAAAGCTGGCTAAAAAAGCAGCCTGCAGAATTTCAAGACGAGGTTTTAGGACCTAATCGCGGGGCTTTATTTCGTAGGGGCGGAATAGACTTGAAAGGCTTTGTTAATCAGCAAACAGACAAAACCTATACACTTGAAGAGCTTTACAATCTCGAGCCAATGGCATTCGCAAAAGCTGGTTTAGTCGAAGCGCCTGCGCCTGAAGTTGTTACCTAATTGCACAGTTTGTAACCTAATTTAAAAAAATGTTACCATTAGTAAATGCTTGACAGGGTCAGGCAGTCATTACAAAAGCGGGGCTTATTATGACATTACAATTTAAACTTGATACAGAATCTTTTAACGGCTTAGACGATGCTCAAAAGGGCTTGTATGAGCAAAACGGCGACAACTACCAATTAAAAATTGAAGGATTGCCAGAACAAGAAGATGTAACCGGGTTAAAAAATAAGGTTGACCAGTTACTTACCGAAAAGAAACAGGCACAACAAAAGGCATCTGAAGAGGCAGAAATCGAAAGAAAAAAAGCCATTGAGGAAGCCAAAAAAAGGCAAGATTTCGAAAGCCTTTATAATTCACAGGTTGAAGTTAACAATAACTTAAAAGCCGAGAATGAAAAGATTTTGAGTGGTATCTCAAAAGATAGGTTACAAGCCGAATCTATGAAAATAGCCGCAGAATTAGCGGATGGTTCGAACCAGGAATTATTAAGCACTTTCATCAGTCAGCGTTTACGCTTTGAAGATGGTGCAGTTAAGGTACTAGACAAAACAGGCGGGTTAACTGTCTCTAGTTTATCAGACCTTAAAAACGAATTTGCCTCAGATGATAAGTTTAAATCCTTATTGCGTGGCAATTTATCAGGTGGTGGCGGGGCCGCACCTACAAGCGGCGGGGCTGCACAAGGCAAACAAATCAAACGCTCTGATTTTGATAGCATGAAGCCTAATGAACAAATGGCTTTTGCTAAAGAAAAGGGCAATAAAATAATTGACTAAGGAGAATTAGCAAAATGGCTAATAACTTTAACGATGTACTACAAGATGCCTACGTGTCAGCCGATATCGTCGGACGCGAGCAAACGGGCTTTATTGCTTCCTCAAGTATTAACTCAAACGGAGCAGAACGTGCGGCAAAAGATCAAACAGTAAAAAGCGCAGTTACTAGCGCTTCAACTGTTGTGACAGCTACGCCTTCAATGACTGTGCCAGAAGGAACAGACCAAACCGTTACAGCACGAGAAATGACTATCCAGTATTTTGAGTCTGTACAAATCCCCATGACGGGCGAAGACGAATTAGGCTTGCGTAATTCTGGAACTTACGAATCGGTTTACGGCGGTCAAATTACTCAAGCAATGCGAGCTTTGGCAAATAGTGTTGAAACTAAACTAGCTATTGAGGCTTATCAAAACGCATCGCGCGCGGTTGGTGTTGCAGGTACAACGCCTTTTGCATCTAACTTTGACCTAGTTGCAGAAGCTCGCCAAGTTCTAGTTGACAATGGTGCGCCTACTGATGCTCTTAGTATGGTTATGAACACCACAGCAGGAACTAACTTGCGTAACCTTGCACAGCTTCAGAAAGCCAACGAAAACGGCTCAGATGATATGCTTCGCAATGGTGTTTTGCTTCCTTTACAGGGCTTGAACTTGCGCGAATCCGCCCAAGTACAGTCGCACACTAAAGGCACAGGCGCAGGCTATCTATTAAACGATGCATCTAGTGCAGTAGGTGACACCACAATTACTGTAGACACTGGCACAGGTACTATCCTTGCGGGCGACATCGTCACAGGTGCGAGCGACACTAACAAGTATGTTGTTAATACTGCTCTATCAGGTAATGAATTCGTTATCGGTACGCCTGGCCTTCAAACGGCTTGGGCTGATGATGATGGAATAACTGTAGGTAACGATTACGTTGCTAACGTTGCATTCCATAGAGCAGCTTTAGAGCTGGCAATTCGTCCAATGGCAACGCCAATGGGCGGAGATGATGCAGTAGAGTCTATGATGATTCAAGACCCTTTCAGCGG